AGAAACTCTAAAGCGTACTAATTATGTGGTTATCGGCGATTAAACTAGCCGTCTCTGCTGGAAGTAAGATTTATGCTAACAAGCAGAAGACGAAGATGGCAATGTCAGAGGCACAACTCTTACATGCTGATCGTATGGCTCGTGGTGAGGAACAATACCAGGGAAAATTGTTAGAAGCACGTCAATCAGATTGGAAGGACGAGGCGGTTTTATTGGTATTGAGTACGCCCGTAGCGGTGCTCGCTTGGGCAGTGATATCGGATGATCCAACAGCGATGGACAAAGTAAAATTGTTCTTCGAGATGTTCTCGCAGCTCCCGTCATGGTTCACAAATCTTTGGATCCTTGTCGTTGCGAGTATATATGGTATAAAGGGAACACAAATTTTCCGTAATGGAAAAAAATAAGGAGATAAAAAATGGCAAATAGAAACTATAACACACAAGTTGCTCAACCGAGAAAAGCTTTGAAAGGCGGCGGTATGGGTGGCAGAACTGGAGACATGATGTATTCACGTGGTCAAGGTGAAAACATGAGATCTAGAAGAGTGCCAACAGAACTTATGGACAGAGGCGCTATGAAAAAAGGCGGCAAAGTTGGTAAGAAGAAACAAGGCTACAAAGCTAGAAAAGATGAATCTATCGCTATGAGAATCAAAAAGAAAAGAACTAAGAAGCAATTAAAAGCTTCTAGAGATGAGTCTTATGGTAAATTCGGATCTAAAGCTAAAAAATCTGGGAAGATAAATAGATAGTGAAGGGTCAGAAAAAAGTTAAAAAGGTAATGCGTGAGTTTAAAAAAGGTAAACTCAACATTGGCGGCTCGAATAAAAAAGTGAAAAATAGAAAGCAAGCAATTGCAATCGCACTTTCTCAAGCCGGAATAAAAAGGAAAAAATAATGGGAAAACCAATAAGTAAAAGTAAAAACCCTGGCTTAGCTAAGCTAGCAAAAAAGAAACCTGAGTTAGCAAAAAAATTTGGATACAATCCAAAAAGAATGGTTGCTAAAAAAGGTGGAAGAGCGAGAAAAAAGTAATGGCAAAACTATGTCCAAGAGGTAAAGCAGCAGCGAAGCGTAAATTTAAAGTTTACCCTTCGGCGTACGCGAACATGTATGCATCAGCTGTTTGTTCTGGTAAAGTTACACCTGGCGGTAAGAAAAAGAAAAGAACTAAAAAAGCTGGTGGAGGTTTAGTCGGTGTCGAAGATATGTCGACAATTATCGACATAAAAATCTAATGGCTAAAAAAGGACTCAGAGAATGGGTAAAAGAAAAATGGGTGGACATTGGAGCTCCGAAGAAGGACGGGAAGTATCAACCGTGCGGGAGATCGAAAGGGAGCAAGAGGAAGTATCCAAAATGCGTCCCACTTGCAAAAGCCACACGGATGACAAAAGGCGAAAAGGCCTCTGCTGTCAGACGAAAGAGAGCCGCGGGGAATCCAGGGGGCAAACCAACTAACGTTGCAACATTTACAAAAAGAAAAAGTATGAGCATGGGAGGTCTTGCGTAATGAGAAAACAAGACAACATGCCAAAGAGAAATAAGAAAAACTTTCGTCCTACAGAGAAGGGCGCAGGTATGACACGAGCCGGTGTCGCTGCCTATAGAAGAAAAAATCCCGGTTCAAAACTAAAAACAGCTGTGACTGGTAAGGTTAAGAAAGGGTCCGCTGCCGCTAAAAGGCGAAAATCATACTGCGCAAGAAGTGCAGGTCAAATGAAAAAATTTCCTAAAGCTGCAAGAGATCCTAATTCTAGACTACGTCAGGCTAGAAGAAGGTGGAAATGTTAAAAAAAGCAATACTACAAGCGTTAGAAGATAAATACCAAGCACAAATATCAGAAGCAGATGCAACTATTAAAATCTATTTAGAAAATTCTGTTGGGATCGGAGAACATCCACAACACATTGATGAAGTAGATAAATTAATTGGACAAATAGCTGAAGCAGAGGATAAACTACAAATATTAAAGGAGTTTGAAATATGAAAAAAGCAAAAGCAAAAATAAAAAAAGTTATTAAAGGTTTGAAGAAAGCATCTAAGTTACATGCTGGTCAGGCTAAAACTTTAAAAGGAGTCATAGGTGGCAGATCCAAAAAAGGGAACAGGTAAAAAACCTAAAGGCTCAGGTAGGAGACTATACACAGATGAGAATCCGAAAGACACCGTATCGATTAAATTTGCTACGCCGTCGGACGCGCGCAAAACGGTGGCTAAGGTTAAAAAAGTTCGTAAACCTTTTGCGAGAAAAATTCAAATTTTAACCGTTGGAGAACAGCGAGCCAAGGTTATGGGTAAGACACAAGTCGCTGCAATTTTTAAACGAGGGAAAAACTCGATAAGAAAGAAGGAGAAAAAAGATGGATGATCTAACTTTTATAACTAAAGTTCAAAAGATAATCAAAATGAGACACGACGATGTCGTGGCTGCAATGGTTTCTGGTGCCGTTGACAATATGGAAAAATACCAGTATATGTTAGGACAGGTACGAACGTACCAATATTTAAATCAGGAGATATCTAGCCTGCTAAATAAAAAGGAGCAAAAAGAAAATGAAGGAACAACAGTCGTCAACATCAAAGGTAATTCTACCAAATAAAGAATTAGTAGGTGTTAAAAAAGAAATAGACGAATCATCAAAACTTCCAGTGCCAACAGGTTGGAGAATTTTAGTTTTACCTTTTAAACAAAAAGAAAAAACTAAAGGTGGTTTATTATTAGCAGATGAAACAGTAGAACGATCACAAGTAGCATCAACTTGTGGTTTAGTTTTAAGCATGGGACCACATTGCTATGACAAAGAAAGATACCCAGAAGGTCCATGGTGTAAAAAAGGTGATTGGATTATCTTTGCAAGATATGCAGGATCACGAATTAAAATAGATGGGGGTGAGATAAGACTTCTCAATGATGATGAAGTTTTAGCGACCGTGGAAAACCCTGAAGATATATTCCACGAATTTTAATCATAGAGGAGAAAAACTATGCCAGATGAAGACAAAACAGTTGATATCGATACTTCCGGTCCAGAAGTAGATGTTAAACTGCCAGAACAAAAACAAGAGGACAAAACATATGAAAGTAATGAAGACAATACTATCACCGTTGACACATCTAAGGAATCTAATGAGCAGTCTGATGTTCGAGATCAAAAGAACGAGGGCGGTGAGGTTACACAGGAAGCTGACAAAGCTGAAGGTGATCAACAACAAGATAACACTAAAGCAGTTGAAGAATATTCTGAGGGAGTCAAAAAAAGAATAGCTAAGCTAACTAAAAAAATGCGTGAAGCTGAAAGACAAAAAGAAGAAGCTTTACGTTATGCTGACAGTGTTAAAAGAGAACGAGATAAATTTAAAACCCAAGCGTCATCTTTAGATAAAGATTACACTACTGAAATGGAGAGTAGGATTAGTTCTTCTCTCGCAGCTGCTCAGGCTAAATTAGCTGCGGCTAGAGAATCACAAGATTCAAAAGCGGAAGTAGAGGCTCTTACTGCTATTTCTCAGTTGGGTTATGAACAAGGTAAATTAGCTGAACTTAAATCTGCACAAGCAGTGGAAGACAAAGCAGCTGATCAAAAACCTACATTGCAACCTCGACAACAAACAAGACCTGCTCCAGACCCTAAAGCTGAGTCGTGGGCAGAAAAGAATGACTGGTTTGGTACAGATAATGCAATGACATACACAGCATTTGATTTACATAGGAAACTTACTGAAGAAGAAGGTATGGATCCTAAGTCAGATGAATATTATGCTGAAATTGATAAAAGAATGAGACTTGAATTTCCGCATAAATTTGATAAACAAGTAGGAACGACCAGTAAGCCTACACAAAACGTTGCATCTGCGACGCGTAGTGCCAAACAAGGTCGCAACACTAAAAGCGTGAGACTCACATCTTCTCAAGTAGCAATTGCTAAAAAATTAGGTGTGCCATTAGAAGAGTATGCGAAACAACTTATGAACACGAAGGAGGTATAGGCATATGAAAAAAGAACAACCAACTCGTGCGAGTCAAACTAAAAAAAGCGATTCAACGAAAGTTGAAGCAAAAGCTAAGAAGGTTAAACCTAAAGTTAAACCTAAAGTTTGGGCTCCACCATCGTACTTAGATACGCCCAACGCGCCGAATGGCTATAGACACAGATGGGTCAGGATAGAAATATTAGGGTTCGTCGACACTAAAAATGTTCAAGGTAGATTAAGATCTGGCTATGAACTTGTTAGAGCAGATGAATATCCCGAACAGGACTTCCCCATAGTTCAAGACGGCAAATACGCAGGGGTGATCGGGCACGGAGGCCTTGTGCTGACAAGGGTACCAGAAGAGATCGCGAAACAGCGTACTGATTATTATATGACTCAGGCGCAGGATCAAATGACGGCAATCGATAACGATCTACTGAAGGAACAGCGTAAGGGAATGCCAATCGAAATAGATAGGGATTCTCGTGTAACCTTCGGTGGCAAGAAAAGTTAATTTTTTAACAATTCAAACCAGCGAATAAATAAACCGTACTGGAGGCCCGCAAGGGCAGGTACACTAAGGAGAAACAACTATGGCTAATAGTTCATCAACTGGTTTCGGATTGAGACCAATTAAGATGTATGGCAATGGTTATGAAAACATGGGTTTAGGTGAATACCCTGTTGCAGCATCCTCTGACGCTATCTACAACCAAGATTTGGTTTGTCAGGCAGCGAGTGGATTTGTAATAGTAGGTATAGCTGGTACTGAAGATATTATCGGCTCACTTAACGGAGTTTTCTATACTGATGCTACTACAGAAAAGCCAACGTTTCAGAACTACCTACAAGGTAGTAATACTGCATCAGACATCGTTGCATTAGTTAACGATAGTCCGATTCAACAGTATGAAATCAGAAGTAACAACACTGGTGCTTCTGCTCAAACTGACGTTGGAAATACTGCTGACATAGCGTACTCAGCTGGTGGAACACCAAATTATATATCTGGTGCTACACTTGACGATAGTACGTTAGGAACTTCAGCTCAACAACTAAAAGTAATCGGTGTCTCGAGAGACCCTGAAAATAATGACTTAACATCTGCAAATGTAGTATGGAGAGTTGTTATTAATCAGTCGTTCTTTTTAGACTCTGATGGGGTATAATAGGAGTAATTAAATTATGGCTATATCACGTAATCAACTAGTCAAAGAACTAGAGCCAGGTTTGAATGCCCTATTCGGCCTGGAGTATAAACAGTATGAACAAGAACATGCTGCGATATACACAACAGAGTCATCTGACAGAGCTTTCGAAGAGGAAGTTATGTTGTCAGGTTTCGCTCAAGCACAAGTAAAACCAGAAGGTTCAGGTGTTGTTTATGACAAGGCTCAAGAAACTTTCACAGCTAGATACACTAACGAAACAATTGCGTTAGCGTTTGCTATCACTGAGGAAGCTATTGAGGATAACTTGTATGACAGACTTGCTTCTAGATATACAAAAGCTTTAGCAAGATCTATGGCTCAAACTAAACAAGTTAAAGCAGCTGCGCCATTTAACAATGGTTTACCTGGAGGAACTTTCAATTCAGGTGACGGTGTAACTTTATTTAACACTGCGCACACAACTATTGCTGGATCTTTCAGCAATACTTTAGCTACTGCTGCGGATTTAAACGAAACTTCATTAGAACAAGCAATGATCGATATCAACGCTTTCACTGATGAAAGAGGTTTAAAAATCGCTGCTAAAGCTCAAAGAATGATCATTCCATCTGCACTACAATTCACAGCTGAAAGACTTATGGCTTCTGCTGGTAGAGTTGGTACTGCTGATAATGATATCAACGCGTTAAGATCTATGGGTATGATTCCTGGAGGATATTCAGTGAACCACTACTTAACAGACACAGATGCGTTCTATCTAATCACAGATGTGCCTAATGGTATGAAGCATTTCGAAAGAGCTCCATTGACTACAAAAATGGAAGGTGATTTCGATACTGGAAATGTAAGATACAAAGCTAGAGAAAGATACGTCTTCGGCGTTTCTGATCCTAGAGGTGTTTTTGCATCACCAGGTGCTTAACAAATAATTTTGAGGCGGGACACAATCCCGCCTCATTGTTTAAATAGAAAGGAAAAATGCACCCTAAAAAATTCCTCGTAAAAATATATGCGTATCAATATGGTACAGAATTTGCTATAGAAAGCCTCGATGGCCCATTAGACATAGAAAATGCTATCATTGACAAATTAGGAAAAAAT